AGACAATAACATTGCAAGCCGGAACAAGATGGGTAATAGTATAAATGTCTAAGATAAGAATAAAAGGCGATACGAGTGGATACATTGATTTAGAAACCAACGCAACAGGTAGTGATCTATCTGTAACAGGTAACCTATCAACAACTGGTAATTTATCTGTAACAGGTAATTCTACACATATTCCAGGTCATTTCATTCAAACTGTAAGAGCTGAATATAGAACATATACTACTATGGCTTCTTCTGCATTTGCTGCAACCGGTTTAACAGCTAGTATAACACCTAAATTTTCTAATAGTAAAATATTAATTACTTTAATAGTAAATGGTTTGTTTAAAAATAATAACGGACAGTTTATAGCTTTAAGTCTATATAGAGGTTCAAGTAGTATTGCTGTTTTAGATACAAGCGTTGGTTATAATACAGCTAACGATGAAATAAATTATGGCATACACAGTAATGTTTATCAACATGAAGACTCACCTGCTACAACAAGTGCAACTACATATACTCTTTATTGGAGAAGCTCCGATGCAGCAACAATTGGGATAAACAATTATAATCTTCTTAATGGAGATAGTTTATCTACTATAACATTACAGGAGATAGCTGTATGAGTACCTTAAAATTAGAAAATATAAAACACGAAAATTCATCTACTAATAATATGGTGATGGATAGTGATGGTAGTACAAGGACAACCGGCATACATAAAGTTAATAGCCGATTGCAAGTCGGCAATAGCTCTATAACACAAGGCTATCCACAAACTAATTTTGGTTATGTAGCTGATTTTCAAGCATCGGCAGGAACTCAAACTTACATATCTATTGCTACTCCACAAACAGCAAGTCTGGGTTCAGGAGGAGTTGTAATAGGTGAAGATGCAACAGACACTTATATAACTCAACGTGGTAATAAAAATATAAAATTAGCTACACAGGATTTAGCTCGCATAAACATTGACGGTTCTGGTCGTGTGACTAAGCCTTATCAGCCTAGTTTTCAAGCATATGGGGCAAGCCAATGGCAAACTGTGACATCAGGTAATACACAAGTTATAGCCTTAAATGTTGCACATTCTAATATAGGTAGTCATTACGATACTTCAACTTATAGATTTACTGCACCTGTAGCTGGGCAATACTTATTCTCAATTAATTGTTACTGTAGATTAGAAACCCACGATGATGACAGTAATCATGCATATGTATTCCTTCGAAAGAATGGTGCAACTTACATAAACGCTATAGCCATTTATGGTTATTATAATTCTGGAGATGTTGATCAAACTCAAAATGTTTGTTGTCTAATGACAATGGCGGCGGGTGATTATGCTACTGCGGAACTTAATGCCGCTAGTGGTGATGCATCTGCATATAGAGGTGCAACAACTTTTTCTGGATTTTTAGTGGGATAGGGTAAAAGAATGGCATTAACACTTAGAGGAAACGGACAAATAACATCAGACAATTATACAATTGATTCTGATGGTGCTGTTACAGCAACAAATGCAACTGTTAATGGTAATGTTATAGTCGATACAAATACTTTATTTGTTAATGCAACTAATAACAGAGTAGGCATTGGTGAAACAAGTCCTAGTGAAGTTTTTCATGTTAATGGAGGAGCAGCTAATGTAGTTGCTAAATTTGAAAGTACAGACGGATTTGGTGCAATAATGCTTGCAGATAATAGTGGAACTGCAGAAGTAGCGGCTCAAGGAAATGATGCTGTTATTATGCCGGCAGGTACAGAACGTTTTAGAGTTTTAAATGATGGTCGTTTAAAACAACAAAGTACTATTAGTTATGCTTACGCTACAGCGTCAATTCATTCAAGTGAAACAAGATATTATAAATTAGTAAATTATGCTGCTGGCTTTATGTTAGATGGAACGGTTCAAATTCATATTAATAGAAACGGTGGCTTTAACCAAAGTGCTGCTTATAGAAATTATAATGTTGCTGTTGGTGGTTATAGTAATCAGTTATATGGACCTGTAACTGCTACTGGTGACGGTGGCGAAGGTGGTAACGCTACATTATATGCGGGAAGTGATGAAGCCATATACTTAAAAGTTACTAATAATCTTTATGGAGGAGAAGCAACTTGTGTTATAATTGGTAGGATTAGAACTTGGGATTATGACGGCACATATGTAACTTCAGCACCGTAGGAAAAAAAGATGAGTGATATTACAGAAACAGAAGCACCAGATCCTAGGATGCTTACAAAAACAATAATGCTACGAGATGAAAGAGATCGTAGATTAAGAGAAACTGATCATTGGGCATTTCAAGATACACCTAATATGACACAAGAACAAATAGATTATAGACAAGCTTTGAGAGATATAACAAATACATATACATCTATAAACGATGTTGTATGGCCTACTAAGCCTAGCTAGGATATAAATATAAAAAAACTAGGAGAAAGTAATGAATATAACTGAAGCACAATACGTGAGGTCATTGATGGATTCTAATGAAAATGTGTGCATTAAAGCTACTATTGATGGTGAAGAATCTCATGTACCATTAGTTGCTGGAAATAGACATTATGATGAAATTATGAAACAAGTAAATGATGGTAATCTTACAATAGCAAACGCAGAATAACTGGAATTAAAAAATGGGCAACGCTCGAAATTTAGCAGATAATCTTCCACCAGCTAGTGGATTCGCTACTTCTGTTACAGGAGCAGCTGGTAATAGAAATTTGATTATCAATGGTGCTATGCAAGTTTCGCAAAGGCATTTACAAGCTCAAGTTACAGTTGCTCCTTCTGACCATTATGTTGTAGACCGTTTTAAGATACAAGACTATAGCGACGCAACTTTTACTAGTCAACACGTTTCTGACGCACCTGAAGGTTTCCATCGATCTGCTAAGCTAACGGTAACTGGAACAGATACGTCTTTAGGTACTACTCAATATCAAAGATTTATACAACCTATAGAAGGTTATAATATTAGTCATTTAAACTATGGTTGGGGTTTTGCTAAAACGGTAACATTTTCATTTTATGTAAAATCCAGTCTGACTGGTACGTTTTCTACTTTTATATTTAATAGTGCGGCTAATCGATCATTTGTCAGTACTTACACAATATCTGCAGCTAATACATGGGAAAAGAAAACTATTACAATTCCTGGAGATCAGGGTGGAACTTGGGATAAAACAACTGGCGTTGGCATGTATATAGGTTGGTCATTAGGAACAGGTACAAATTTTCAAACTAGTACTCTTAATGCTTGGGATGCAAGTTTCAAAATGGCTGGTACTAGCCAAGTAAACTTTGCTGGAACTAACGGTGCGACATGGCAGGTCACTGGTGTTCAGTTAGAATTAGGAGATACAGCGACTGAATTCGAACATGAAAATTATGATATCACATTAGAAAAATGTCAACGTTATTATCAGCGTTCATCTCAGGGTTCGGGTAGAACATATGGAATATGTTTTAATCAATATACAGCAACAAACGCATACTCTAATATGAGATGGTGGAAGCCAATGAGAACTTCTCCTACAATAACTGTTCAATCTTTACCTAATTATAATATATACAATACTGGTGCTTCTAGAACTTTAACAGCAATTGGTATAAGTCAACTTAGTGAAAATAGTGGAGAGTTTTATCTTACAACACAGTCTTTGACGCAGGGTACAGCAACTCATTTAAACACTAACGGAGATACGTGGATGTGGAAAGCAGATGCGGAGTTTTAAATGTCATTAACAAGAGATATAGCTAGATTAAATATTGATTCTGATGGCAGTTTACATAATACTACTCATGTAGGCAATGTGGGTATTGGTACTCATACTCCTGGAACAACATTGCAGGTAGCAGGAACACAAAATACTCCTAGTGGTACAAGTAAAGGTATGTTGCTAGTAAGAGATTCAGCTTCTACACACGGAATGCAAATGGGTGTCGCTGGTTCAGCGCCTTGGACAAGTTGGATACAAGGTCAAGATAATAATATATCTACTACATATCCAATATCATTACAACCTGGAGGCGGAAATGTTGGTATTGGTACAACTAATCCTTCGGTTGCATTAGATGTTATTGGGGATCTAAAACTTACAAATAGTGCTAACGCTGTGTTATCAATTAGTGATGAAATAGGTGAAGTAGGCGATGGAAACTTAGCTTTTCAAGCACAAAATACGGCTGGTAGTGCGTTAAAGCCGATGGGTTTTAGAGCAGAAGACATAAGGTTTGCTACCGGTAGTGCTGAACGTATGAGAGTATCAGATAATGGTGTAGGTATTGGAACAGGTGCTCCTGTTGATAAAGTAGTTGCAATTGTTGGTAACGGAGGAGGAATACTTCAATCAACATATGACACTGGCACAGCTACAAGTGGCCAAAAAATGGGTGCAATAGGATTTAAAGGATATGCTAGTGGTAATACAAATGCGGCCGCAGATGCTAAAATTGAAGGCGTAGCAGACGGAGCTCATAGCGGTACCAGTGCTCCTGGTAGATTAGATTTTTATACTAAACACGCTGGTATAGGACCAGGAAGTGGGCCAGTTATTGCATCTAGAATTACAAGTAACAGAGATCATATATACTATCAAAACGTAAACGGTTGGACGGTAAATGCGTATGATCTAACAGGAGGTACTTACGAGTATCAATGTCGAAAAAGGTTTAGTACAGGATCAAGTGCATCTACTCAAGATGTTTTGAGATTTAAAAGACATTATTGGGGATCTGGTAGTGTACGTTTTGATGTTCGACAAACATACTATGTAACTACAGAAGATAACACATTTTGGCTACAAGGCTACGGTAGAAACGATGCCAGCTATAACCCAACTTATTCATTAGGACATACGGGAAACCAAAATAGCAGTTCTGGTAGGCTTTCTTTAGATAATAGCGGGGGTTCGTCTTCGCCCGGAGATGCTACAGCTAATTATGTAGATGTTCAAATATATATACCAGCTTATACTCAATTTTATGTTACTGCTTATGTTGCACATAGTGAGTACTCTACCAATGTGAATAGTATGAGTGGCGCAAATTCATTTGCATTATTTTAAGGATTAAAAATGTCAGACGTTTTCGAATACAGTCCAACTTGGTCTTCTCACCCCATAGTTATTGATGGTGTCATATATGATTATGATCCATCATTACAAGTACCAGTGCCAGAAGATCATGAAGATTTTGGAAAAACTGTTCAGCAAATAATAGGTAGTGATATAATAACTGATGCTATGATAACCGAAAACAAAGAACTAGAAACTTGGGCGCAAATGAGAAAGCATAGAAACAGATTGCTTGTTGAATCTGATTGGACACAAGGAGCTGATGTGCCATCAACTATAAAGGACCCTTGGGCAACTTATAGACAAGCTTTGAGAGATATTACTAATGCATCATCAACAGCAGATGTGGTATGGCCTACTAAGCCAAGTTAGGATAAGGGATGACTAGAGCAAGAGATTTATCAAGAGCCGTTAATAATAAGATGACAGTATTTAAGTATACTGCCACGGCCAATCAAACTACATTTACTGGAGCTGATGGAAATGGTGTAACATTAGCATATGATCCTAACTCAATTATCGTAACATATAACGGTATAATTTTAGAAAGCGTATCTGAATATACTGCAACTAATGGTACTTCAGTTGTTCTTGCATCTGGAGCAACAGTAGGTGCAGAAGTAAATATTCTTGCATTCGAAGATGTAGCATATTCAGGAGTAATGCCAACAACAGGTGGTACATTTACTGGCGATGTAACTTTTGGTAGTGCGGTAACTGTTGACGGTGCTTTTACATCAAAAGGTATTGATGATAATGCTGATGCAACAACTATTCATATTGATACTAATGAAAATGTTTCATTAGATGGTGCACCTCCTGCGTCAAGTGATAATGGTAATTTAACACTAAAGGGTGGATCAACTTTAAATTGGACTACTCACCAATCAAACATTGCATCGAATGCTACTTTTGATAGTACTTGGAAATATATAACTACTAATTATGCTACTTTGATGACACAATCTAGTGGTGGATTTCGTTTTTATACAGCGGGTTCTGACACAGCTGGTAACAATATTTCTTGGAATCAAAAAGTTACAATATTAAATGATGGTAAAGTAGGTATCGGTATTAATACACCAACTGCACCTCTACATGTACAAACCTCTGATAATAATGATCTTATTCGTATGACCGTATCAGGTAATGAGATGTGGGCAATAAGCGGTTATAGTGGTGCTGGCTCTAACGACTTTCTTAAAATGGGTATAGCCGGTGGTACAAGCGCTATAGAGCTGGGTGAAACCGGTATAGTAAGAAAACCTAATAATCCAATAGCTGTTTGGGGTAATAATTCAGGAGATCAAGAATTACATACAGGAGCTTGGTTTACACCTACATTAGCACATGTAAGTTTTAATGTTGGCAATTGCTATAATAACAGTAACTATAGATTTACAGCACCAACAACTGGTCGTTATCATGTATGGTTTAGCGGTGAGTTTACTTGTACAACAGCAACTATTTGGACTTATCTATGCCCATTAATTAATGGTAGTACAACAGCAAATGTAAATAATAAAGGTAATTATTTTGCAGACTTTACTACTCCTCAAGCTAGCTATCATCAACATGCACAAACTTGGTTTTTAGATTTAGATGAAGGTGATTATTTTTATTTTGCTTCCAGAGGTAGTGGTGGATCAATAAAAATAAAATCGCACCAAGAACTTGCATTTGGCGCAGCGCTGGTAGGTTAACTATTATAAATAACATAAACGCCAAACGGGGAAAGTGAACTAATGGCTACGGATAAAGATTTTGTCGTCAAGAACGGCTTACAAGTTGGCTATGATTCAGCCACAACATCAAACCTTTTAGTAGACTTCGGACATATCAGAACACCAACAAGGCCTTCTGGTACAAGCGATACTACCGTTGCTACTACTCAATTTTCAACAAATGCAGCAAACGAAAATGCAGTTGCGATGGCAATCGCGTTAGGATAAACTATGCCCAATACATTTTTAAGAAAATTATCAAGGAACGTTGGAACATCACCAGCAACTGTTGGAAGTTATACAGTAGGATCTTCTACTCAAACAACAGTAATCGGATTGACTTGTTCTAATAATACGGCAACGGCAATCACCGTAGACGTAGCTCTTAATGATGGAGCAAATGATCACTTTATGGTTAAAACGGCAACCGTACCCAGTGGAGGGTCATTAGTCGTCGTTGGTGGTGATCAAAAAGTTGTTATGCAAACAGGAGATAGTGTAAAAGTAACATCTAGTGCAGCAAGTAGTTGTGACGTTATTATGAGCTTATTGGAGATCACCTAATGGGTAAGTCTAAAGATTTAGCTACACTCAAAGATAATCCATTATCTATTAGTGGACCGAATGGCGATATCTTAAATGTATCTTCTACTACTGGCTCTGAATTTGCAATGCGAGTAGATGGTAATGAAGTAAGCTTTAAAGCAGACGCTGATAACGACGATAATGATACGGTCATGACATTTGACCTAGATAATTCTGAAAAGATGAGAATTGATACAACTGGTAAAGTTGGTATTGGAGATACAACACCATCAGATGGTTTAACTGTAAAGGGCGATACTGGTCATGATACTATCGCTATAAAATATTCAGGCACATCAGGTGGTCACAAATCTGGTTTTATATTTAAAGACTTTAGAGGCCAAACTAATGCAGGAATATATAATAACTTAGAGAATGATGCCGTTGGTACTGAAGCTGCTAATATGGAATTTCATACAGCTAATGGTGGAACTCTTACCAAGCAGATGAATATTAGTAAACATGGGTATATTAATATGCCTAATCAGCCGGCTTTCTATGCATATACTACAAATGATCCCAACCCCGCTTCTGCTAGTGAATATATAACAGGTGGCGCTGGATGGAACTGGGCAGAAGCTTATGATCAGACTAATAGTTTTAGCAACGGAACTTTTACTGCGCCTATAGGTGGCCGATATTATTTTTCAATAATGTGGAATAGACTAGCGGTACAATCAAGAATCTCAGTTCGTAAAAATAATTCTTTCTATTTAAGATGGGAACCAACTGGTAGAACAGACGATACCTGGGAAAGCATGCATTATTCATGCATGGTTTATTTGGCAGCAAATGATTGGGTAAGTTTATTTGGAGAATATTCTGGTACTAGTAGCCACCCGTTTCATATGGGTAGTGGTACTTGGGGTCACTTTGGCGGATATTTGATTGCGTAGGAAACAGATATGACATCTATTTTAAAAGTAAATGAAATACAACATTCAAATGGTACTAATGGTATTACTATTAATAGTAGTGGATTTATTGCTCCTAAACTTCCTTGTCTCAGTGTAGCACTAACATCTAATACAGGAGCCTATTCGAGTAATAATTATCACTTGATACCTTTTTCTACTAACGGTGCAGTAGACTTTGATAATACAAACGCATGGAATAGTGCTAATGAAAAGTGGCAACCACAAACAGCAGGATACTATAGTGTAAGTTGTTGTTTAACTTCTGGAACAGGAAATATTAGAGCGGCTGGACCAATATTATATAAAAATGGTTCAATTTACCAAGCAGGTATTCTTTGGATGGGTGCTGAAGCTGATGGTGATGATGTCTACTCGACATTTAACACGTTAGTATATTTCAATGGATCATCAGATTATATACAATTGTATGGGTATATTTACGATAGTGTAGCAGGAAATGATATATTTATGGGAGGTCAAAGAAGAACAAGTATGACAGCTCATTATGTATCAAGTTAGATAAATAGAAAAAAACAAGGAAAAAAAACAAATGACAGATGTAGCAACAGCGTTAGGCGCATTGGGTATAACCGAATGGGTTATGCGCGGTGAGCCTACAAATGAAACAGAATTTAATTCTATGTTCGCAAAAGTAACTGGAACAGATGAAAATGGTTCAGCCATTGAATCATCCAATCCAGCTGACTTTGGTGTAACATGGGATCAGGTCAATACTAAAAAAACAGAATTAGTAAACGCAGAGCCAATGAGATTGCTCCGCGAAGAAAGAAATAGTCGTCTTGCGGCGACTGATTGGTGGGCATCATCAGATCTCACAATGAACTCGGATAGAACGACATATCGTCAGGCTCTTCGAGATATTACAAATACATACAATAATCTAGATGATGTTGTATGGCCAACTAAACCATCATAGGAGATAAATAAATGGTTGATTTTACTATTACTCTGACAGATACAGAGAATAAAGGTATGGAGTACGCCGCTAGTAATGTTCAAGATTGGATTGACAATGCAGCGACTAACCGTGCACGAATAGCGGTCGATGAGATCGTAAATCTTTATACAACTAAGGCACTTGATGACGGTGTTGCAATTCCTGCAACTAGAGAACTAATTGTAGCAGATGCTTTTACTCGAGGTTGGGTAAAAACTGCGGCTCAACGAGACTCAGACGCAGCAGCTGAATTAGCAAATAGAGAATAATACTCATATTGAGGAAAATGTATAATGGCCTATATAGGACAAACATTAACTGAAGGCACTAGAAGAGCATATACATTTATTGCCACTGCTAATCAAACAACGTTTAACGTAGTTTATAGTGTAGGAGCAGTAGACGTATATCAAAATGGAATATTGTTGCAACCTAGTGACTATACAGCCACAACGGGTACAACAGTAGTTTTTGGAACTGGAGCTGCACTTAATGATGAAATAACTATTATATGCCATAATACATTTAGTGTAGCTGATGCACCGACACTTTCGGGTGGCGGTACATTTGCATCTAGTATTAGAGCTCCCATATATGATACAACTCAGAATACTATGAAGACAGCTTTGTTTCAAACTAATGAACAAACAATGTCTACTGATACAACTATACCCAGTGGACAAAATGCCAGTGCTAACGGTCCTATTAATGTAGCATCTGGTATAACACTTACAGTAAATGGTAACTTGGTGATCATATGAGTACAATAAAAGTAGAAAATTTAACAGGTATTACTAGCGGATCTAATGCTAATAAAGTTATTGTGCCAGCTGGTCAAGAATTAATAGCACCAGGACATACTTTACAGACTGTGTTTAATACTTCTCCTCCGACTTCTTATGACACTATGAGTGCTACATCTTTTGCAGCTACTAATGTTCATGTATCTATTACACCAAAATCATCAACTAGTAAAATGATTATTATGTGTAATGTTCATGTAGACACTTCGGCTGGTACAAATTGTACTTTAGCTATTTTTAAAGATGGTACTGTTTTAACACCTAAATCACCTAGTGGTAGTTATGACGGTCACTCTTATATAAATCATCTAAACAATAATAGAATGCTTTTAATGCAACCTGTCTTTGCTACTGACGCTAATGTAGGAACTACTAGTGCTGTTAATTATAAGCTATATGTAAAGACGCATACCGGCGATGTACTCTTAAGACATGATTTAACATGTCCTCGTATATTTGTTCAGGAGATAGCAGCATGAGTATACTAAAAGTAGATACTATAAACGAAAAGACTACTGGTAATGGTATAGAAATAGCTCATGCTTTAAAAGGCTCTGGGATGGCTGGCCATGTTATTCAGTATTCACAAACAGAAACCAACGTCGCTACAACTATATCTGCCGGTGCAAATGCAAATATTTTAACCATAAACTTTACACCAAAATTTAGTAATAGCTTAATTCATGTTTCTTCTACTCTTTTTAATGTAAGAAAGACTACTGGTGCTGGAACTTCTACTTGGATGAACGCAAGAATTTTTTTAGATGGGGTGCAACAAGGAAACATAAATGGTACTTTTGGTTATCCAGAAACATTTAATGACCATAGGTATACATTTACTATTACAGGAAAATTAACAGCTTGGAGCGGAGCTAAAGCTGTATCCTTAAATTGTTATGTGGGGTCAACTGGTTCTAATTGGGTTGTTTCATATCAAGGTGCTACTACAAACCTGTCTATTATGGAGATAGCCCAATGAGCGTATTAAAAGTCGATTCAATACAGAATACTGGTGGTAATGATCTTATTACTACAGCTAACAATACTACAAGCTTAAAAAATCCTAATGGTACTACTGGGTTAACCATAGATAGCAGTGGACGTATGAATCTACCTAACCAAATTGTATTTTCAGCGCACACTGTTAGCCCCTCGAATGGAACAGTAACTAACACTTACAATACTAATCTTTTATTTAGCAATGTATCTTTGAATGATGGTAATCATTTTAATAATTCAACTGGATACTTTACCTGTCCTGTAGCTGGAAACTATGAAGTTTTTTACAATGGTAATTATAACGATACTAATGATTGGATAGGTCTTTATTTGCTCCATAATAACTCAGTGGTCATTCATAGTTGGAAGAAAAATGTAACAGAGTATGAATATTTGAGTAACGTAGTTCACGCTATTGTTAGTTGTTCAGCAAGTGATACTTTGGCTATTGCATTTAGAAACAACTATACAAAACCTTCAACTAATGGCTCATATAATAATTGCTTTATAAGATTTTTAGGATAAGGATAGTAAACTAATGCCATATATTGGTACACAACCTAAAGACGTAAGATCGTTCGGAAGAGCTAAGTTTGACTTTACTGCCACTCAAGGGCAGACAGCATTTACTGGCGCTGACGATGATAGTAAAACATTAGGCTTTACTGACGGACAAATAGAAGTCTATGTCAATGGTATCCTAATGGATGAGAGTGACTTTACTACTAGCAATGGTAATACAGTTACATTAGCGTCTGCGGCTAACCTAAACGATATTATTAGTATCGTAGCATTACAAACGGATATACCAAATAGTGATTATGTTCCAGCATCAGGTGGTACATTTACTGGTAATGTTGGTATCGGTGCAACTACAATAGATGAAAAATTACATTTAGAAAATAATGATACCACGACTACATTTATAAAGACGCAAAACAGTGCAGGTTCAATGATAGTTGGTAATAATTCTGCTGGTAATTCTTATGTAAGCTCACAAGCAGGTGGTAAACCGTTAATATTTGAGACAGAAAATAATGAAAAAATGCGTATCAATCATTATGGCCAGGTTGGTATAAACACAACTACTCCAGATGCTAATAGTTTTGGAGCCGGTCATGGGATATTAGCAGTAGCTTCTGATACAGGTAGTGCAAAGACTGCAATGATTAATATTATTGGAGATGGCAATGATACAAGCGGTACAAGAGTAGCTTCTTTATTTTTTAATGACGCTTCAGCAGTAGGAGCAGGGGCCACTCTTGCAGGAGTAGAGGCTTATAGAGCTACTAATAACGCTACTGATCCTGGTGCTGATATGGTTTTTTCTACTAATTCGAATGGTGGTGCCTATACAGAAAAAATGCGTATTAGTAGTGAGGGTTATACGACAAAGCCTAATCAGCCAGCATTCTTTGTTAGGCATACTACGGCAGCAGCATATACTAGTGCGTATATTACAAATTGGGCAACAGTAACGTATAATATAGGAAATCATTTTAACACAAGTACAGGAACATTCACCTCTCCTTGTGCTGGCATTTATCAATTAAATGCAATGATTGGTAATAACTATGGTCATGCTAGTTCCACTGCTTACGGAAATTACAAAGTTCGTGTGAATGGTATTGACTATAATGGATTTAATTGGGATCCATATGCGAATCAAAACACATGGGCAACAAGTATCCTTGCCGGAATGGTAAAATTAAACGCGAATGATACAGTTAGGATTTATGTTGCTGGGCTTGGTTATCCAGATAATGCCGACTGGACTAGTTGGTCAATGTGTTTATTAGCTTAGGAAGAGAAAATGACAAGAGCAAGAGATTTAGCTAACCTTATAGGTTCTGGTAACT